GCACCCTGTTGACCAGTAGTGACCCCTGCCTGGCGAATGACATCTTCCATCGCCTTTTGGTAGGCCTTGTTTACCTTGCTAGCAGAGCTACTTCCGATTGCGCCACCAATCAAAGAGCCACCAATACTTACTAGCGCATCACCCCAACCAGTTTCATCAGCCATAATTACCTCAAATCTTAAAGATTGCTACATCATATTTTGGTGCGCTTATGACACCAACCAAGTAAAACCCTGCCTTGCTGATCGCATAATAGCTGCTTGTATTGTCAAGTTCAACACACGCTATCATTTGCCAAACATTAGAAAACTCATTGACCCACCGCAAAACATCCTTTACGCACACCACCGCATCGTCATCCGACATCTCGGTAAATGCTATGTATAATTTATGCACACCATCAATATCAGATGGGCCGATGGATGCCACAAAGGTATGCTCATCATTGACCAGGCAGATGCTGTCATCAAAGACCTTGAACAGGGCGCATCCAGAATCGTCTAGAATCGCCTGTACCGCGTTTTGGTCATAGGACTGGTGCATCACTCTGCCCTCACATAAAACCGCACCCCAAGCGTTCTAGGGCGATTATCAACGGTTGCCATGTTGCCCTGGTTAGCACCCGATACCGAAGCCCCCGTTCCTGAAGCCACAGTTGCATAGGCATGGGTATGCAGAAGGCCAAGCGTATTATTGCCAAACAGCGATCCGACCCCCGATTCCCCTGCGTCTGCTAGGTACATCCCGTCTGATACCGATTGGATGGTTTCTGTGCCTAAAACTTCATACAGCTTCGGGTATTGGGTTCGACTATAAGTCGTGCCAGTTGCCAAGTATCCTGTAGGTGGGGTGTTTGACAGGCTTGCAATGATACCGCCCACGGGGATCTGTGTGGCACTCAGTTCGCGCAGAAAGTCATAAAAATCCTTAGTCGGAGTCCCGTCAGGATTCACAAACTTGATGCGGATATGGGGTAGAAGGTTAATCATTTGGTCAGGTCAAGCACCGCAGCTATCAGTTCGCGCCTGCTATTACCACTTGTTGAAATCTCAAATAGACGGGTTTCCATGCGCCCTAAGTTAAAGAACCGTAGCTTCTTGTTGTATTCGCCAACATCGCCTAGGGTGACCTTGCGGTAGTTGCTGAATGTGCGCCCAAAGTTATCGGAGTACCTGAACAGCACCTCGCTCGTGGTATTGGCAGGGACATCGCCCGTGTTCATTACCAGTTCCATGTTGTTACAGCGCAAAAACTGCTGATTGTTGTGGAAATACTGTGTCCTGCGCTTGCATACAAGCATATTGCTTGCGTCATCATCGCGGTAATAGTCCCAGTCAAACAGGTAGATGTTGCTGTTGTTGCGATCAATGTTATACAGCTTGTTGCCGATACGCACGACATCCCAGGTATTGCTGTTTTCAGCCCCGAAGGACTCGCGCCGATGCCAAATCTGTGTGCTGATGTCGTAGCAGAAGGTCATGCCATCCTGAATGGTCAGGCAGTAGACCAGGTGACCACGGGACTCCCAAAAGTAGCTGTGGGCCGTAGAGATGTCAGCAGATTTGCCAATCTCAGCCTCGATAGCATGGGTGCTGATGCGTTGGGGTTGGTAGCCATTAGCCAGGTAAACACAGCCGTCATCACCAAGCCAGAACGGGACACCGCCAATGACCTGAATACTGTTCCGTGCAGCACAACCGCGCTGAATCACCGTGCCGTTATTGCGCTGAAAGCTAGTCCCTGCGTTGTAAAAGGTTTCAATGGTGGTTTCATTAAAGACCCAAATCTCTCGGCTAGTTACCGCAAGGCCAACAATGTGATCAGGGGATGCCTCAGATGAATACTGGTCAAATGCGCTAAAGGTCAGGGGGTCAGCAACATCGGAAGTAAACCAAGAAGTCCCATCCGGCTTGACTCCAATCATATACTGGTCAAGGAAGTTACAAGCAATCGAGCCCTCAAAGTCGGGGATGGCAGTCAGGGTGTCATTGGTCGTATTGTAGACATACCCGTTCTGACCGCTGTAAATGCTGATGTCGTAGCCTGTGCCATTTTGCATATAGTCCATATAGCACCGACTAGACCCAAACACTACGGTCTTAGTACCCGTAACAGGGTACATGGTCGCGCTGTTAGTCCCAAAGCCCACACGGAACAATGCGCCATCAACAACGATATAAAGGGTAGTATCAACGACCAGAGATGCCTGGGTCGGGCCTGTGTCCCATGAGTTAAGGGTGATTGCCCTGTTTGCCGGAACGGTCTTAAGAAGGACAGGACTACGCGCACCGTCTGAAACCTCTACAATCTCAGGGATGTAGTTGACCGTATCCTGGTTGGCTACTGGAAGCGTATCATCCGTGTAGAAGCCACCAAGAATGTTGACAGGTGTGAGAGCCATTGATTACCCATTCACGATATTGAAATACATATAGGTCTGCGGAAGTTGGTCTACATTGTTCAAGATGGGCGCATTAGCGTAGGCATCACGCAACATGGTGTTGTACGCATCATCGGCAGCAGCAGCGAACATCTGAGTCGGCTCAAGCTGATACTCTGAAAGCAAGTCCATGCCAAGAATGTAAATCATTGCCCGTTTGTGCTTGTCCAAGACATACAGGGTATCGTTGGCAACAGTAGCATCAACCCAAGAGATTTCAAGGCCGTCAGCCTCAAGTCTGTGCATCAAAAGGTTAAGGGTTTCAATGCCACGGGTAATGTCATCGCCCTCGATTTCCTGATTATTGTCCCTGATACCTGCGCGGTAGAAGGCTGCTTTGATCAAATCACCAACAGTTACCATAATTTTCCCTTAAAAAATGGGGGGCATTTCTACCCCCCATCTTATTACTACAAAGGTATGTAAAACAACCCTTAGTTGGACTGGATACGGCAGGCCAGTTGGGGGCGAATGGACTTGTAGCCATACAGGATATCCAGGCGACAGGGGAAGCTGTCTGAGTTGACATCGTACTGGCGAACCACACGGATGCTGATACCGTCATACACTTCACGGGCAGCAAAGTCCACACCTTTCGGCAGCACCAGATCGGCGGTAGCGAAGGTAAAGGCATCTTTGTGGAAAGCCAACGAAGTCGTGGTGACATCCGAAGCGGTGTTGTAGACCGTGATGGCAGCATTGTCAGCCGGAACAGCGTTGACAGTTTGCAGCGCACCCGAAGCCACAATGCTCGGATAGATGGACACAGTACCTGCGCCACCGGCATAGTCGGCGGTAACCACAAACTGCTGCGGGATACCCGTAGACAGACGCGATTCAGGATGCACGGCAAACACATTGGCAATGGTGAACACAGTACCTTTCGGCATTGCGCCAGTACCAGTATCCACGATCAGCGAAGCACCCGATTGAGCAGCACCGTTGACCAGGTAACCTGCGCCTGCGCCATTGGTGAAGTTCGGAATCAGGGTGTTTTCGTAGATTGCATCAAAGCCTGCGGTCTTACCGACCATACCATCCTTGTACTGCTGCGAGATGGTCGAGCTGTCTTGGAACAGACCTTTCAGCGAGTCAACCAAGTCCACATTGTCCTGGGTGTTCAGGATCAGTCGGCGTTCGGCAGTCGGGGCAAGGTTGTCGGACAGCTTCTTACGGGCTTCCAAGACATTCTTGAAGGTAGTGGCAGAGCCGGAAGCACCGACCACATTCGGAACATCTTTGACCATGTTGAAGGCATCGGATTCAACCGAAGCAGCCAGTTGAGCCATAGCAGGTTCAAGGATGCGCTTGCTGAAATCGTCAAGGGACAGGGTCAGTTCGTTGGAAGTGAAGTTCAGGTCAACACCCTTCTGGGTGCTAACTTGCAGGGTGGTTTGTTGCTCGGTGACATCTTGAGCAGACAGGGCTGCGCCGGTACGGACAGTATAGCGGTTCGGCAAGCGGATACGCAGGCTGTCACCGATTTTAGCACCGGATTGAGCAAACGAATCGTCATAGGCGCGGTTCATCGAGCCGATGAAGTTGGCCTTTTGGTGAAGGATGCGCAGGGCTTCCTTCGTAATCATATCAGGGGTGAGAATGGTATTACTCATTGCATTTAATCCTTACAAATTGAAATTAGTTAGCGTTTAGATAGTTGTTTCTGTCGCCACTTCATCCACTCATCCATTGACATCTTATCGGGTGATTTAGATACTGCGCCACCACGAGTAGATACAGACGGAACGGGACTAGGGGCTTTTGATACTTTGCCTGCGCCCGAAGTTTCGGTTGCCTGGCTGATTTTTTCACTAATGTCACCGATAGCTAAAAACTGCTCTCTCGGAGTCATATTGGCAACACGGTACGCTATGTCCTTATAGGTAGCCAAGAAGTATGCGACCCTTGCACCGTTCTCATCTATGCGAATGGCCTTTGCCATCGTGTCGGTGATTGGGACATCGTTTGCATACACTTTCTGCTGATAGTCGGGAAACTCCGACATAACCTCATACTCGCGCTGCTTAAACTGCTGTACCTCTTGAAACTCTTGCTGATTTACTTGCTGTTTATGCGCCTGGACTTGATTCTCTGCCAGTTTGCTTTGCAGCTTATAGTCAGCTAGGGCTTCCAGATATTGCTCTTGGTCATAGTCAAACTGCTCAAGAGTCGGCTTCTGTCCAACAGAGTATTGCTGATATTCAGCCTTAGCCCGTTGTTCTGCTTGTGTGCGCCAGAAGTCGCGTTCTCGTTCAGCTTCACGCCTTGCCTTAGTGATTTCATCAATGCGCTTCTGAATCTTCTTACTCTTTTTGGGGGCATCATCGCCCTCATCGGAGTCATCAGAGTCATCTTCGGTTTCGACAGTTTCCGATTCTGCCTGTTCTGCTTCGGCTTCTGCGTCAGCTTCGGATGGTGCGGTGTTATCTAACACGGACTCGTTTTCAATTTGCATAGGATTTCCTAAGATTTATGCCCAATGATACCCATTGGTAGGTGTTTATGTTTTGCCCTACATATTACTGATAGTCAATATATGCAAGATTTAGCACATTACTTCTTATAGCTTGCCATAAGCAGATCATGGGCTTTCTTCATAGCATCCTTGCCACAAAACTTGATGGTGACCTCGGTTTCATCCTCAGACTCATCTTCGCCTTCCTCGTAGCCTTCTTCTATGTCCTCGGCTTCCTTGCCGTATTCGCCAGGCTTGCCACCGTGCTTCATGGCCTTATGCTTGGTCAGCATCATTTCAATCATTTGCATCATCTTTTCGTTCATAAATCACCTTTTGTGTTATTTCTTTTTACCTTTGTTTTTACTAGACCATTCGGTATAAGATGGGCTATTTTGCTGACCAATAATTGGCGCAGACCTCATTTCAGGGGTAATGTCTTTTGCTCTCATTCCAACGGGTAACATTGACACGGGAATATCTGCGTCTGCATTTAGTTCTTCTGAATAATCTGCCCTACTTCTTCCTTCATGGTTTGATACTCTCCAGGCTTTATTTTTCTTATCCCACTCTACCTTTAGGAATGGCGGTGCGACAGTTTTGCCCTTGCTTGTTTCAGAAGCCAAGAATGATTTAGTGTCTTTGTTCCATACACCTTTTGGCACATATTTCCTAAACTCGGAAGGCTTCATGTTTCTTTCAAAGCCAAAATAATCCAATTCTTGCTGATTAGGGACATTTCCTATTCCTTTTTGCCTATCCCAAACAATGCCAGTATTTTTTGGTAGCCCTGGCTGCGGTGCGGTTACTGGCTGATTTCCAAAATACGGATTTCTTTTAGCGGACTTTATAGCCTCGTATATGTCTTGCCCTTTCGTGGCATCCATATAGAACAGGGGCTTGTTGCCCGGCGCGAACCAAGGGTTAGAACTAGACTTATATTTGATGGATGCAGACGGGAATATAAACGACCTACCGCCAGAAAGCCCCTTCCCGTAGGTGTATGACTTTTTGCTGTGCATTGCGCCCAAGTTGTCAGACATCCCGCTACGCAATCCCTCCGTCAGAATTGAATCTAGAACATTTTTATCTGCGCTTGCGCCACGGAAGTCTTGGTGAATGTCAAGGTAGTCTGCAACCTTGCTAAAATCATCGGCAGTCCATGTCGCGGGGTCGCGCTCAAGGATTTGCACTCTTTCCATTATCTGCTCATTTTTCCCAGTTACAGGCATCCCAAGGGCTTTCGCTCTCTGGACAATATCTGCTCGTTTTAACTTTTGCGGCTGTACCATATCGCCTAAAATACCAGATTCAGCCTGAGCCACGCGCAATGCCTCGTCCTGTGGCGCGACCATCTTGCCGAGTAGTCCGGGCTGTGGCTTCAGATTTAACTGGTCTGGGTCAAACGCAACATAGGACTTAGTAAGCGTAAACGGGTCATCTGGCGAAAAGTCATCAATATAGGCTGAGTCATAGCCCTCTGCTTTCAGAGCGTCAATCAGTTTTTGAGAATTATGCCTGCCGTTTATGTTTGGATCGAGAGCGTGAAAAGCCATATTATTCTCGACCACTACGCCAACAGACTTGGCAACCCTCTTAACATCGTCCTCGCTTGCAATTTTCTTGAAGTCGGCTGTTCCACCCATAAGGATTGGGTTAAACCCCGACTCATCTGCCCTGCGCCGAGCATAAGCCTCAGCTGTTGGCCTATCACCAAGAAATAGCGGAGTGTTCGGCCTGCCAAACTCCACATCTGTGCCATGCCATACCATAATCGCACCAAGCTGATTTCTTGGGACAAGCCTGCCATCCGATAAACGATACCATCTGCTTACTGGTTCATCTAGCCTCTCAATCATGCGCAATGCGTTCATAGCCGTCTTAGGCGCGTTCAGGACAGACTTTGCAGCAGCACCAGGGCTAATCATGCTTGCAGTAAGCTCGGTTAAAGGTCTGCGCTCAGACGATACAAGCCCTGCCTGTTCCATCCTATTACCGATGTCCTCAGAGCCTAAGTAGGCATTGCCCTGTGAATATGGAACATACCTGGGCTGTTTGACCATCCCAGTCGCAACCTCGACATCCTTAATCTTGTTATTTACCCAAGCACCTGCATCCCAAAGAGCCTGTTTGATGTCGGCAGGCGCACCAAGAATCGGGGCAACCGCACCACGACCAACAATGTCGTTGATGCCAGAAGCAATGTCATTCGCAAGCTGCCATTTGTTTTCGGACTCGCGCTGCCTCTGCTCGGCAGCATACTGCTTCCTAAGCGCATCAAGCTCTCGTGGCGACAGTCCTCGTTTGGTCTGCGTCTTAGGCATACATCCCTGCAATGCGTTGATTCATCATGGCTTGAAACTCTAAATCTTCAGGCTTCAGGCCTGCTGCCCTGGCAGAGTCGGTCATCCAACCAACCCCTTCAATCCACTTGCCACCAACCGTGCCTGCCTTGTTCATGTCAAAGTAGCCGTTATTTGCGGTCATCGGGTTCTGATAGGTCGGCATTGCTCGGCTTTGATATGCGCTCATACCGCTAGGATCAAGCTGACCCATAATGTAGTCCAGGTCGCTAGGCATCGGCATCTTGGTAGGGGTGATTCGCGGTGCGACAGGTGCTTGTTGTGCGCCTTGCTCTTGTTGACTCTGAAGCCCAGAACCCATAGACGGGCCAAATGTATTAGTGAAGTCCTGAACAGTCGTGCCGAAGTCGCCTTTCGGGATAGACGGGGTAAACAGACCAGAAGCCAATGACGGGATTTCATTTTGGAAGTCCTGAACGCCTATCGGCTGATTGTATGGGGCCTTGCTGATTGCGCTTCCCCAACCAGTCTGGCTAGGTGCAGTAGCCCCCTTGATACCATAATAAATAGCACCCAAAGGGTTTCCAGTTAATAGGGAAGCACCGGCCCTAATGAAGTTAGCGTTTCTTTCGCCACCGACACCCTTTGTAAATGATTGTCGTGCATCTTGTAGCCATGTCGCCATTATTCTTTTCCCGTAATTTCCTGGATTGCATCAAACCGCATATTAGCCTTTTTCAGCTTACTCGCACAATCTAAGTATGCAACAACCAAATCGGCATTTAATAGGGGGTCTTTGTCAGTCAATGTGCATACATCACGCACACCAATCAGCTCGGCAGGCAGGGGCTTGTGGACTACCTTGACCTCAGTAGTCGCGCAGGCGGTCAGCAACAACGGCAGGAACAGGGGTAGAAGCCCAATCACGCGCTTCTGGGTTTTCCCTGTAAATGACATTGATCTGTTCATCAGCTTCCTTCCTTTTCTTGTCCTCAACATAGACGAGCCTCTCAACCACCTTGACCTGCTGAACCGCCTTCTTGGCCTGCTCATCCCCCAACCGCCGATACTCATTGATTGCAGCCTCGTAGGTCGCTACCTGTTCCTTCAATCGAGCTACCTTCCGATAGCCTAAAAAGGCATGGGCAAACACCACGGTCAGCAATACAGCCACTACCGCAATCTTCCAGTTGTCCTTGATAATTGACCAGGCAGTCAGCAAGGGAATCATTTACTTCTCCAGTTGAAAGTGTGGGCCATCAATAAAGCTGTTCCAGTCCCCACCCCAGGTGATCTTGACTCCTAGCTTTGCAGCCACCTTCTTAATATGTGTAGCCACGGCCTTATAGTATTTCAATTCCCAGGTCAGCTTGCCATCAACAAAGACGGCAATATCAAATGCATCTCCCGTCAGGTGCTTGGACTTCATGGTTCTGCTCTTGCCAGTAGCAACAAGCATTTTCTGTTCTTCAACGGTACGCAGACCACAGGTGATGCTGAAGTCATACGGACTGTCCACAATAGCGGTCTTAGCCACCAAGACTAGTGGCTCTTTGACACCTTGCAGCCTTTCAAGGCTTTTCCTTCCGAACTTCCAAGCCATCTTGCTCACTCTTGCTAATCCACATCATAGCTATCGGGCCAACCGTTATGACACGCAAACCGATATTCAGGGCAGCCAGTACCGATACCGCATACTCCCAACCGCCGAACAGGGAAAGGATGCCAAGCCGGACATCTTCCCATTGCATGACCATGATCGCCAGGATGTTAAAGGTTATGGTTTTCCAACCCCTGAGAGCTTTCATTTCAGCAACCCGAAGAACTTAGTAATAATACTAACAACCGTCAGGGCAGCACCGCCAATCCAGATGATTACTTGGATTCCGGCATTGATACTGGTCATAAACTTTGACAGGTCATCAATCTTTTTCTCTAGGGTTTTTATACGGCTGTGCATATGCGCTTCTAGCTTCTCGATTTTCTCATCAAGATTGTCCACCTTAGCCTCAATCTGTCCAATGTCCCTGGCGGTAAAGTTGTCCATCAGTCATACCTCGCCAGGTCATTTAACTTCTGTTCGCTATCGGTTGTGTTTACCTGAATGTTGTCGCCAGACATTTTACCTGCAATCTCTAGAGCCATCTCTCCACGGAACTGCTGTTCATTCAGGGCAATCTGCTGTTGCTTGATTTCGGCATCCATTTCAATGCGCTTGTTGTCCAAATCGAGCTTCATGCGGTCAGTTTCGGCAGCATAGATGTCAAGACGCAGCTTCTCGCGCTCAAGCAGAATACGAGCCTGGTCGTTCTCTTTGTCCAGTTTGGTCTGCTCAACAACCACAGCCAGTTTGTCAGCCTTAGCCTTAGTTTCGGCAAGTTGGGCGGTCAGTTGTGCGGTCACCTGCTCGGCTTGCATGGTCAGGGCTTGGATTTCCTGAGCCTTCTGTTCTTCCAACATCATCACGATGTCATCGCCACCTTGCTTCAGGTCATCCTCAGTCGGGGTAATCACTCCGGCCTTGATCCCAATCTTGCGCAACCGCTTCTCAAGCTCATCGCTGTTCGGGATGTCTAGGTTCTTGGCAAGCAGGTCAGCCACAACGGGGGCAAGAGCAGGGTTGTTCATCATCTGCAACATGGCCTCGGCAGCTTCCTGTCGCTGTGTGCTATAAGACGCGCCCACCGTAACCGCCACATCGTACTTGCCACGGGTCAGGTCGTTCTCAATAACCAGTTGACCAGTCGCAGGGTCAATCACGGCTTTGTTCAGGGCAACCCATTTCTCGCCACCATCAACACCCAGGACGCGGACTACGCGCTCGGTGTCGTAAATCTTGGGAATCAGGTCAACAAGGATTTCGCCCGTAAACTTGATGGCTCGGCTCAGGTTGTCAATGTAGCTGAAGGTTGCTGTGTCGCCCTCGCGCTGTCTGGCAAGAATAGCCCGACCACTCGTTTCATTGCCTGCCATCCCCATAGACGCATCAAACTGGCCCGTGACGGCTTTCAAGTCCTCGGCATCGTATTGGCTTGCGGTAATCAGGGCAGCAGGAACATCCACGCCACCTGACCGTTGGGGCATACCACCTGCGCGGGGATCGGGGTTATACGGTAGGAACGGCATATTCTCGCTGTTGGCTGCCTTCCACAAGGACTCAAAGCCCTTGATTTGCTCAGGGGTGACCAAGTACGGGACTTTCGGCGCATTGGCAATGGTTTCAATCATGGTCGTGCGGTGGTAGTTGTAGACGCGCTGTGCATCCTTACCGAATCGAACCATGCCGGAGTAATGGAACTCACCATCAATGTCAATCACATCGCCGTAGACAGGCACAATCGGGATGAACTTACCTGCCCAATCCGCTTCCTGAATCACACCTGCGCCCGTACACAGGCACATCTTGACCTGCTGAATCTCAACCTCGCGTTCACGGACAACGGTAACTCCGTTAGCCAGAAAAGCCTCGATGTTCTCAATCTCGTCCTTGAACTGGGTGATGCCATTGGACAGAAGCACAAGGGTTTTCTTCTTGTATTCCTTGTACCAATACTCGGCAACCGTAACGGTATCGTCATCAATCCAATGGTCAAGCTCGTAGTTTGCGCCCTCAAAGTCAATCATTTCCGCATCGGGGAACTTGTGCTTGAAGTCATCCTTCGGGATAAAGGTCACCACGAAAGCAAAGTTGGCATCACGGCGGTCAAACTCTTGGGCAGCAGGGTCAAAGTAGACACGGAACGGGTTGGTCACCTCAACGATACGGATGTCCTGGTCAAAGGTGTCATCAGAGCTGTATTCCGTGGTCAGTCGCCATACACCAAAGCCACCCGTTACCGCCCACTCAAATGCGGTGTCATAGGCCTTCTCTGCATTGCTGACTGCCTCGATGTTGCGGATAAGACCTTGCAGAACTTCTGCGCTGTCCTTATCGCTTTCCTCTACCGCACGGAGTTTGATGCCAGGGCGATTCTGCCTTTGATCACCAGTAACCTGCCGGATGTGCTGCCGGAGTCGGTTGAACTCATAGCAGGGTCGGGTTTTGCGCTTGCGCTTCTGGTAGTCATCCCATTGCTCACCCTGAACGGTTACGAACCTAACATCATCAATGGCACGGTTGCGATTGTCGCTGTCGGCCTCAAGAGCTAACTCGTAGCGTTTACGCATATCCGACAGAAACTTATCGTCTTTCTTTATCATTTCATAACCTCAAGGTGCATACCGCGAATTAGAGCTTCCTTAGCCGAAAGAATATCATTTTCATAGCTCACATTACCATACGCATCTTCTACCACCTTTTGCGGTAACCAAATGTAAGCCTGGCTATCAACGGCAGAGATCCTGACCACCACAGGGATGCCATTGAGCTTACCGCGCTTGGTATCGGCAGTCAGTCGCAGGGCATCAATGTCGGCTTGGCTTGTCATGAGAAATCTGTTTCTATGTTAGAAAAGTCATACACAGGGGCGAATGTGTGCATCAGCTTACTACTCACGGCGAAGTATGTATAGGCATCGCAACCGTGGGAAGCCCAATTATGTAACGGGGTCTGTCTGCGCATCTGGGTGCGGTTGTTGACATCCCACCGCCAATTCTTCAGGGCGTTCAGGCCATCCTTGCATCGGGTCGCATCAAACTCACATTGGGCAATGAACAGCCTGCCTGCGTGAATCCGATCCTCGATGGACATATTGGGGGTTTCAGACGGGATAATGCCGTGGTTGCGGAACACATCATCAGGGCTAAGGCCAGTAGCGAACTCTCGATGCCTGGAGTCGTGGGGGGTGAAGTGACCGCCGTAGATATAGGGCTTTTCTTTCAGCATCTTCACATAGAAGGGTGCGCCCTCATCAGTCCCCTCAAAGTAGTCAATCATGCGCCACCGTGATCCTACGCGCTGCCCAAACCAGACCGCCGTAGAGTCCCGAACCCCGATGTCAAATGCCGTGAAAACGGGCTGTGTGTTGTCATAATCGAACAGGCCAATGCGCTTTTCATCGTAGGCTTTCTGCATTTCCTTACCAAAAACAGCACCTTCGGCAAGTGACCTGGGCTTTCCTAGCCAAACATTTTCATAATCATTTGGGTAATTTTCCTGTGTGTATTTCCTTTCATCCTCTAACACATCGGGGAAAAACGGGTTGTCGTGGTAATTCATTTCCATAGAAATGCAGTTTTCAGGGGTGTTTACCACGAATCGTTGGTATGTCGGATCATCCTCTAAGTCGGGGTTGAAACTGACCCATATCTCGCTACCAGGCTTACGGATTGTCGGCAGCATAATCTTCCAAGACTTCTCTGAACAGCTCTGGGCTTCCTCTACCCAAAGCACATCATAGCCCTCATAGGACTTCAGGTTGGCTACGGAGTTATGGTGGAATCCCACAAAGCTGAACAGCGTACCGTTTGCGCCACGAATCTCATTCTCGGTGATGGTGTAGAAATCACGCATACCAAGCAAGTCAATTTGGTCAACCAGAAGGCGGTGTACGGAGTCCTTGATGCTGTTCTGTACCTCTCGCCCACACAGGACTCTTAGGGTTTCGTTAGATCCCCTGACCAGTAAGGCCTTTGCTATTGAATGGGACTTACCGCTTCCCCTACCGCCGTACAGCACCTTATAGCGCATCGGCTTGAACAGGAAGTCTACCTTCTTGGGCAGTTTAAGCGGAATTATTGTCGTTGCCATTCACGAACTCAATCTGCAACACCTTCTTGACGGTTTCATCCATCTCACCGACTAGGACAGACTGGCTTGGCTTCCCATAGGCTCGGTTAAGGATGGATTCTGCGGCTTTTAGCCGTATGTTCTCATCCTCAGACTTGCGCATCAGGGTGACCAGGCTCTTAAAGGCTTCCTCGCTGTGCAGACGGCAAAGCCCCGTGATGTCCCGAAGCAGTTGGGGTCGGGGTCGGGGTGGGCATTTCGGCTCGTTTACTGGTTCAAAGTCCTGTATTTCCATATCATCCCCTTACGGGTTCACATCGCTATTGACCTTAATGTTCACAATGAACTTGCGCTGATAGCTTTCGGCATGGTGCGGATCACTATGGGCGGTGGTGTAGGTCTTACACACAAGCTCGGCATAAGAGCTGACAGAGTAAGTATTCATGGCAGGCTCATTGACCTTTACCAAGCAAGACACCTCACGGCCTATGATACTGGTGCTTACAATGGTCAGACCATCGGATGCAGTCCAATCTGCGGAATCAGGGGGGTATTTGAGCAGCACCGTAAAGGGTAGCTGTTCGCCCACAATCATCTCAATGGCAAAGGGTCGGACAGATTGTTCTTCAGTTAGTATTACGGTTTTCATAGGCTAATGGCTGTCCATCCTCACAAAGCAGATTGTATTCGTTGATTCCCTCTGTCGCTAATAGAAGCTGACTTCTTTGACGATCATCGGCAAACTTCGCTTGTATTACATAGTTTACACTATCTATGTCGCCATTGGACATATAAGCAGTCCCCGTCACCAAGCATGGAAACTCGGTTTCACAGTACCCTGAAATAGTAGCCTCACGGCCATTGACCACATTGTTCTTCAGCACACAAAAAGCCTTTTCACTTCGCCAGTCAACCCGTAGCGGTGTGTCCTTGAAGACATACACTAGTTTGAAGTTGTCACCCTTCATTACCTGTCGAACTATTGGGCGGTCGCCACCAATCATCTCAGCCCCTTACTCGGCCTGAACCCACGGGAATTGACTGGAATGAACATCAACAATCAGGCTCTTTGCGCTGTCAATCTGCCGTTGGATTTCCTGGTCAACATGGTATTTGTAATCACCGACTACTTCGGCTTGAATCCACCCGATTACAGTATCATGGTCAAGCTCGGAATATGGCACAAATCTAGTAAAGTCCAGATCTTTCGGCTCAAACGGAGTCGTTCCATCAAATGTACCTGAATTGCCATCCTCGTCAGTACCAGTAACAGTCCAATGCACACCAATGATTACATCATTAGCAAGCTCGGTGCTTACCTTCTTAAGTCCAAATACCTTCCATTCGTAAGTTAGTGCCATATCTATTCCTATGCTCGTTCTGCGCTTGCGGTAAATACTTTTGTTCCTAGTGTATTGCCACCAGTTGACGCATCAAAGAAGGTAATGGTAAACACCCTTGTTGAAACACCAAGTGTTGTGCGTTGAATCCCTAGCTTCCTAGTGACATTTAATTGGTATCGAGTACCTGCGACAAGACCGCCAGTAATCGTTCCTAGTCCAGTAGAAGTGTAGCTCATCCAGGTGGCAGGCGGTGATATAGTCCACCATCTAGGGGTAGTAGGCGAAGTGCCACTACTTCCAAACAGGGCTGCGCTTCCATCTGTATAAAACTCAGCGTATGCCTCAGCCGTACCGCCAATTATGATGTCTGTTGCAGAAAATTCAGCGTAGTCAAGGTTTCCTGCCGTTGGATTCCCACGCGACATCAGCATTTGAAGTCCACCACTCATTAGCTGACACCTGAACCCGATGCCATCCAAACGGTAGACGATACCTTGAACAAGGTACACAGGCCAAACGGGGCTACGGTTCTGCTACCTGTCGAAGTCGTACCTGCTAGGCGAAGTGTGTCGGTGGTAATCGCAATGGTAATGTTGTTGGTTGCATTGTTATTAAATACGGTAATTACAGTACCAACAGGGAAAGCCACAGATGCGTTTGCAGGGATCGTATAGGTATATGCAGTTGCATTGTCCTTCCCAACAGACCTTCCTGCATCAGTCAAAGCAAATGTGTATGTGGCATTTTGTGTGGTTATAGGAACATCACGGTAACCAATTACCACACCACCAACAGTAGAGCTTTCGCCAATTACTGCGCTACCATTGATATTTAGTGAAGTGCCTGAGTTAGCAGGATCAAGATAAAATGCCGTGTTTGCGCGGTCGCGGAATATAGATGCGTCAACATTACCCGTTACGCTAAGATTTCCACTTGTGTCAAATGTTGCCCTAACAGCATTATTGGTAATTATATTGAGATTGTGGTTTGTGAAAGAACCGATGTGCGGAACATTACTAAGCATTTGAACGCGCAAAGTACCAGTACCGTTTGTGAAGTCAGTAAATCCATTAGACGCCCCCCTAAACCTAGCAACCGAGTTTCCAGCGGTCAGAACATCTACTTTATAGGTAGGGCTAACACCAACACCAAGATTGTTATCAACAATAGCACTTGTGCCACTAAATGTTTTAACACCTGCTATGGTCTGGTCGCCCGTGGTATAGACACCATTAGTGACCGTGCCTGCATTACCTGAAATAGAACCAGAAATTGTGCTAGAGAATGTCTTAGTACCACCGATAGTTTGGTCGCCAGTAGTATAGACACCATTGGTAACCGTACCTGCGTTACCAGTAATCGAGCCACTTATCGTGCTAGAGAATGTCTTTATGCCTGCTACCGTTTGATCGCCAGTCAACAACACAGCATCATTAGCAATCTCAGCATTAACAAATGCCGTAGTTGCGACCTGAGTAGTGTTCGTGCCGACAGATGCGGTAGGCGCAGTTGGTGTGCCAGTCAAGGCAGGTGATGCTAATTTAGCGTATCCCTGACCGACAACAAATGCTGTGGTAGCCAATGCGGTAGTATTAGTATCTACTGCCTGCGTTACACCAGTTGTGCCTGTCGGTAGAGATGGTGTTCCAGTAAAGGTAGGCGAAGCCAATGGTGCTTTTGCAGCCAGGTCAGTTACAAGGTTAGTAATCTTGCTTTGCGGAAGGTCGGGTACATCCGTAGCAGATGCAGCAGCCAATGCGCCCGCGCTTCCCTTCAAAAGACCTGAGATAGATGTCGATAGGGTTATGGCCGGAGTAGTTGTTGAAGTTGCTACCGACCCTGAAAAGCCGTTTGCCGATACAACAGATACATCAGTTACCGTACCCGAACCGCCACCGCCGCCAGTAGCAGCAATCGTGAAGTTGGGATATGTGCCAGTAACGGTCACATTACTACCGGCAGTCAAAGACACCACCTGGTCAGGCGCGGTGTTGGTAATCGTCAATGTACCGCTTGATGTAATTGGGCTTCCCGATATGGAGATTCCCGTTCCGGCAGTAGCAGCAACACTTGTTACCGTTCCCGAACCATTCGTCTGATTTTCCCAAAGACCGTTGTTATAGGTGAGAACCTGACCATTGGTTACACCGTTAATCTTTACATTGTGAAGCTCATCAAGCTCATATCCGTTGTCTACCTTGACAAAGATTTTTCCTTGATTTGCATGAGCGTAGATAACAAATCCAACAATTACAGTATGGATTGGTGCTTGCGGTTTAACATTGGTTACCTGTCCTGCCGTAGTGCCTGACAGATACAAGACATCGCCATCTGCCCAGGTTTCGCCCTGCATTGAGCCTGTGGTATTGATTCCTCGGACAATGCCAGATGTCGTAACAAAGCCTTCTTGGTTGTTGGAAATGGTTTCTGTAACAAGGCCAATCGTGTCTGCTGAGTTTGCGTCATTATTAGCCTGAGCCAAAGCAACCTTTGGTCTTTGCCCCTGTGCGCCGAAAATCTTAACGCATTGGTAGTCTGACTCTGACAGGGTTGCGCCAGTCTTGTTGACTACGCGAATTACCTGCTCTTGGCCTATCTGCAAGGTGACATTGTTGCCAAGCAAGCGCAAATCCATTGTGCCGTCTTGGTCATTCCACATCATACGACCAGGGGATAGCGTGCCAGTCGGGGTTAAATCGGCCTGAAAGTACCCCGAAGAAATACCATACTCGCCAAGATCAACATTGCCTGTCGCGCCCGTATAGCTGACTTTCAGGTTCAGGGCATTTTGCAGGTCGGTCTGATTTGACAGCGTTCCCTGAATGTAGCCCCAGGTTGTCGTGTTGCCAACAAGGGTTGCCATCTGGGTAACGGTTGATTGAACCGTATTGCCATCCTGGACAATGGGAAGCAGCTCATCGCCTGTCAGGGTTTCAGCAATCGGGAGTCCACTAATCGCTTTTGACATTTAGCCCTCAAAACTCGCAAAAGTAAGCCTGTTCAGGCTATTTCGGAATAATAGACCCAATACACACCTATTGCAAGTTGTTGATTCGTATTGACTATTTATACATACATTATGCTTGACAGGGCATATTGACTATGAAACAATATGTAGGCGGTAACACAACAGGAGAAAGTTATGTATTCACTCGCAGAGCTTCAGCAAGATGTTTCTTCGGCTAAAGAAGATGTTGAAATTGCAAAAGAAGAAATAGCGTATTGGAAACCAACATACTCTGACTATGAGTCTGAAGTATGTGAAATCATTGACCATGAGTACCCATCTGTCTTGGGATTTAAGGCCTCTGATATCCTGAAACGGATGGACTGGATGCAGTACGATGCTGTCTGTGAACGCATCTTTCAGTACCACTATGACCGTTTGACCGAACTCAAGTTTAATGAGCTGTTGGCCGATTTGCGTGATGCAGAGCTACGGCTTGAACGGGCTGAAAACGAGCTTGTGGCTGCCATTGATCGTCAAGCGGAAGCCGTTGATTAGTCCTCGTACTCCGACACCTTAATCAATACTAGACCGCCCTCAACAATTTTGGTCTTACGCAGGGCGGTTATTTTTTGGATCTGATAATCGTCAGCAAAGAGCTGTGCGTGTTGTAGCGCATCCAATATGGGCTTCAAGATATTGTCTATGTCCCGTTTGCGCTTATCTGGCGGGTAATACTCAATACGGATAGCCAGAAAGCCCTCAAGCCGTTCATCCAGGCATTTGTCCTTAATGATGCGCCGGAACTCGATTGCTCTGTCGGACATGAACCGCCTAGCCCCCTTATGATTCCAGTAATGGTTGATGGTCGGTGGGGTCAGCTCTAGGCTGAAACTTATGGTCTTAGCCATCAGGATATTCTGCTGTCAGGATTACCTGGGTCAGCATTTCACTCAGTCCATCAACGAATGATTCATCACGGCTCAATTCCTCGCGCCCCATAGTGTC